CAAATAATGAATCTTGTGTATCAAACCAGTATGTTCCTGCTAATGGATTAGCTGCTGGCGCTGTTGCTGTTGGACTTAATTCGCCTAAGTCAATATCAGCTCTTACAACATATGCTCTGTTGCTTACGCCTAATAATGAATAAGCTGCTTGTAATCCGTATTCGTTTAACTCGCCGCCGTGTACTGGGTTATTACCGCTGTCTACTTGGAAACTTGGGTCTCCAAATGTATCAGCTAAATCTCTTTGTGAAGTTAGCAAGTATGGTTTACCTGCGTTTGCTTTTAATGTACCTTGTGCTGTCCCTGTGCCTGCTGCATTTGTTTTATTACTTGCAGAAGCAACAAAGATCATTGGTACTGTACCTGGCTCAGCTGGTGTGTAAAAACTTTCGTCTATTACGCTGACCTGTACTCCTGGTGATGTCAATGCCATTTCGTTTCTCCTATTGGACTGTTATTAATAGTATTTAGCAGAACCGCAGAAAAAGATACGGATAATAGTACCATAAAAGGTACCAAAAAGGTGAGGTAAATACAATATGCGACCATTATGCAAATGCGGGCATCGTCCTGCGGCTATAAATTATAAAAAAGACAAAAAAGTCTATTATAGAAAGTTATGCGAAAAATGTTTACGCAATGGTGTTAATCACGGTATACCATTATGGAAACAGCGTGGTTACGAAAAAAAGAATATCTGCGAAAAGTGCGGATACACTAGTAAACACTTAGAACAATTTAATGTATTTCATATTGACGGAAATTTAAAAAACTGTAGTCCAACAAACTTAAAAACTATATGTGCAAACTGTCAACGTATTATGCAGAAGCAAGGAGTTCGTTGGAAACAAGGCGATCTTGTACCTGACTTTTAAGTTCTTCTAATGTGCCGTGATTATCTATCACAGCATCAAAATTTATATTAGCCCAAGCCCATTCTGACTTGTGTACATCTTTAGGTTCTACACCAATGTCTTGATACATACGGAACCAAACTGGGTCTGCTCCTCTACGTACTCTCCACACTTTACCATTAAGTTTTTTAATCATATTTGCTTCGTTATCAAATCTTACATCAGGAATTACAAAGTTTTTTGTAGGATTTTCTAATAGTTCTTGCTTTACTAAACTAACCCATATACCATCAAAGAATCCGTTGCGCATACAATCAGTGCCAAACTCTTGTAATACAAGTCGTGGTGTTACTGTACGTTTAGTTTCTTTAGTCCAAAAATCATCTTGTGTTTCTCGCCACTCTCTGCTATCAGCGGTATCGCCTTCTAGCATTGCACGATCCCAACCAAACACAGTTGCAACACCGTCTTTAAGTTTATCTGCAAAAGATAGTTTTGTAAAATTATGTTCTTCAACAAGTATATCAGCGGCTGTACCTTTGCCGCAACCAATTAAACCACAAATACCAATAATCATAATAATTTCCTAAGTTAATGTTATTATTATATGATATTTTTTATATCTTGTCAACCGTTAATCGTAATGTCCGCCTAAAACAGCAACTCGTTGAACTTCTTCGTTAAAGATTTCTGCTTCTCGTTCTTTATATGCTTGTTCAAACCCTGTAGAGCCGTATTCCATTCTCTCGTTATTACCCCAAAGTCTTTTAAAATATGAATCGTAAGTTCTTTCAACTTCTTGATCGCTCCAGGATCTATCAATAAGTTTTCCTTTAATTAACCAGTTAAGACGGTTAGCCTCTTTACGCACAAATGGTGAACACATGACTTCTCCTTGTTACATACTGTATTTACAAGGAACTGTAATCGTTAACGCTAACTTAGGTGTTTTTAGCCAATTAAGAAACTGTATCCTGCTCCGCCGGCAACTTGTGTTTTAACTTCTTCTTCAAGTTTGTCCATTTCACTTTGAGCTTCTGCTTTTAGACTTTGTCCATTTAAACTAGTTCCACCTTGTGGTCCTGCAATAGTAGCAAATTTTTCTCTTGCTTCGCCTAGCATATACTTACACGCAGCAAGTGTATAATCTTTAATCCATTGCTGTGTTAAGTAATCGTTCATTAACTGATCATCTGGACGATAGTTATAACAATACAATAGTAATGTTTCTTCTGCTCGTGGACGCTGTAATAACGTAAGTTTTTTAGTCTGTGTATTCCATTTGAATTCAATAAATGAACCAAACATACGACCAACTAATTCTTGGTATTGGCTGAACATATCATATGTTGCTAATCCGCCCATATTTGAACTTGACAACAAGTATGCATTTGTGTATGCTAAATTGAACGGTTCAAATATTGATCCACCATCGCCTCCGCCACTTCTAGCACCTATGCTTCTTCTAAATAATTTTCTAACTTCAACTATTTCATTTGGAAGAGTATATTCATTTTGGTCAACTACAGTAGGCATAAAGAAATACGATTCTTCTACACTATTATCGCTACGTTGTCTAAAACGTGTAAGTGCTTTTTTTAATGCTGTTTCATAGTGAATAGGATCGAGCTCAACATCGACCATGCCTCCACCTAGCATTGCGTGTACGTAATCAAATATTTCTTGCTTTTGTATTGCCATAGTTTAAGTCTCCATTAGTATTTATCGTATTGGCTTACTAACGATAAATATGTATATGCCAAGATTAAGTTTATATAAGCCACAACGCGGTAACGATTATAGTTTCATAGACAAGCAAGTTTATGAAATGTTTACGGTTGGTGGCACGGATATCAATATCCACAAGTTCCTAGGTGCTGAAAATCCTAGCGATGCTGATGCAACAGCTGATCAGCCACAGTATGATGCTGTTAAAGAAACTAACATACAAGACTTGTTATTTTTAGAAAACAGAGATCGAAAATATGATCCTGATGTTTATACAATGCGTGGCATTTATAATGTACAAGATATAGACTTTAATCTTAGTCAATTTGGATTATTTTTAAGTAATGATACATTATTTTTAACAATACATATTAATAGTAGTGTAAAAACACTTGGTAGAAAAGTTATGGCAGGTGATGTAGTAGAATTACCACATTTAAAAGACGAGTATGCACTTAATGATCTATCATTTGCACTTAAACGTTTTTACGTAGTTGAAGATGTTAACAGAGCTGCAGAAGGATTTTCACAAACTTGGTATCCGCATCTATATAGATTAAAATTAAAACAAATAGTAGACTCACAAGAATTTAAAGAAATACTTGATTTACCTGCAGAAGAAGGTGCTAGTGGTGGCGATACATTACGTAGTTTGTTAAGCACATACGATAAAGAAATGCAAATTAATAATGCTGTAGTTGCACAAGCCGAAGCTGATGCACCAAAAGCAGGTTATGATACTAGTCATTACTATAGTTTACAACTTGACGAAAATGGAAATACACAATTAGTAGACACAGACGGAGACGATATACCCGATACTATGCAAAGTCCTGTTAAGTCAGGGTACAACGGATACTTGTTAGGTGATGGTATACCTACTAACGGTGAACAGTTTGGTCACGGAATATCATTTCCTGTTGACAATACAACTGGAGATTATTTCTTACGTACAGATTTTTCACCAAACAGATTATTTAGATTTGATGGAGCACGTTGGGTTAAACAAGAAGACAATGTACGTATGACACTAACTGGTACTAACACACGTACACACCAAAAAGGTACATTCATAAATAACACTAAAACAAATACTATTGCAGGTGAAAGTGTTACTGAAAGACAAAGTCTATCTAAAGCACTAAGACCAAAGGCAGATGAATAATGAGATATCAAGATTTAAAAATTAAAGAAAATGTAACTAAAGATATTGTTGGGCTGTTAACACGACCAATTATAAAATATTTTACTAGAAATTGCAATGACGAAAAACGAATTAATCAACAGTTAACTAATTTACGAAAAAATTTAGCAAAATATCCTGAAAAAAGAAATCCTGTAATACAAGGACTTAGTGCCTATCCTGTTCTAGCCAAGTTAGTCAAGGGTACTGTTTATCCTATACAGATAGCAGGAAGTGGGTTTTCAACACCAGAGTACAAAAAAGAAATGTGCATCAAAGGTAAATCTCAAGGAGGAATTGGATTAGATGCATTTGGTGGTCCAGGCGGGAAAGTAGATGGCACAACTACAAACGGTACTAAAGATGGCACAACTACAAACGGTACTAAAGATGGCACAACTACAAACGGTACTAAAGATGGCACAACTACAAACGGTACTAAAGATGGTGGCGGAGAAAAAACAACTGGCGATAAGTTTGGTACAGAAAAGACTACATTTGGAAACTTCCTTGACAACAACGATTTAGCAG